GCACATTTAGTTGCAAACATGCATAAGTTTGAAGAAGGCAAAGGTAAAGCCTTTAGTTATTTCAGTATTGTTGCTAAAAACTATCTAATATTCCACAATAATAACAACTATAAAAGATTCAACCAACACGTTGATATTAGTGAAACTCCAAGTGATACCACTGTTTGTTTACAAACCACTGATTCTTATCATGATGAATTGGAAACCAGTGAATTTATGAAGTTGATGGTTGATTATTGGGAAAAGAATATTGGCAAAATATTCACTAAACAACGTGATTTAAACATTGCCAATGCTGTAATTGAATTGTTCAGAAACAGTGACAGAATTGATTCTTTCAATAAAAAAGCGTTATATTTGTATATTAGAGAAATCTCTTCTTGTAAGACTCAACAGATTACCAAAGTAATTAATAAGATGAAACAGTACCAAAATACTATTACCAAGTCTTATTTAGACAGAGGAACATTAAAACAAGAGATGTACGCCAGATAAATTTAAGTAAAACACGGTATTTTCAATATTTATAGTCATGGACTTAGATTTTGAATTATATAAGGGTAAAAAATACTCTAGTTTACTTAAAGATGTGGTTGTTAATTCTGAACAGAAGAAGGACCAAATTGATATTTTGGTATCTGATCTTCGAAGTATGATTAAAACCGCTAATGATGCAATAGTAGTTGTACCACTAATTAAGGATTATTTGGATGTTTCAGTTAGAAATGATGAACAACTTGTCAAATTAGCCGCAGTGGTACAACGTATTATTAGTAGTCAAAGTCAAGGTGAAGACGGTAATATGGGAATGTTGCTCAGTGAAGATGAACGTAAACAGTTGATGGGTGAAGTAGAAAAGATTACAAAAGAAATAAACTCTCCAATTGAAATAAACGCTAAGAAATAATATGCCAGGATATTCCACATATAATTCAGTAATAGCACCAGTAAGAGTTGAAGAGAATAGAGATAGTATTTTAAATTCAACTTTACAGTTTGAACCTGCGGTTGTATTGGATGTGATCCTTGATGATTCACATCCAATTTTCAAAACAAAAATTAACATCAATCCAACTGAATGGCCTGATGCTGCAAATGATAAACCAGCGGATCAAATAGATAAAGATTATACGTGGATAGGAAGAATTTTGGTAAGACCATTTAGTACACATAAAACAGTTGAAAAAGAAAAACTACCATGGGCATTTCCATTGGAAAATACAGGCATAACTGAATATCCACTTGTAAATGAAGTTGTAGCTATAGTAAATTATCTGGGTAAATTTTATTATACTAGAAAAATAAATCTAAATGGATTTTCAAACAATAATGCTGATCCTACATATGAACAACGTGTTGGATCAAACAAAGGAAACAGAGAAATAAAAAACAATCCAACTGATCCCGATGTTTTATACAAAGGACCAGTTTCATATTTAACTGCCAAACAATACAAGAATACAAGTAACGTAACTGTATTGGGTAGATATTTTAAATCAAACGGAAAAATACGTTCAGTAAAAAGATTTGAAGGTGATACTGTAATTGAAAGTAGACATGGACAATCTATTAGATTTTCTGCTTATGATAATATAAGAGACAATGATATAAGTGATCCAAAATATACTGATTATTACAACAAAGATGGTGATACAAATCCAGTAAGTAATAAATTAGCAGGATTTGGTAATCCAATGATTTTGATTAGAAATAGACAAAAGAACATATCAAAACCTACACCTGATGTTTCAGAAAAAAATGCAGGTGGATATGTATCAGAAGATATTAATCAAGACGGTACATCTATCCATATAACTTCAGGATTAACTGAATCTAGTTTTAAATCAACATGTCAAAAGAAAATATTTCAAGATCCTTCAGTTTCAAAAGAAGAAGTAGCAGCATTTTCTCCCCCAGGTTGTACTAAATTTAGACCGCCAATACTTACCGGAGATCAAATTGTAATTAATAGTGATAGAATAATTGTAAGTAGTAGAAATGGAGAAACTATACATTATTCCAAAAAGAGATATGGAATTGTAACAGACAATGAATATACAGTAGACTCTCATGGTCAGATAGTAATGACCACAAACACAAAAACAGTGATTAACAGTCCGGCAATATATCTAGGTCAATATGATCAAACAAATGAACCCGCTTTGTTGGGTCAAACAACTGTTGACTTTCTGTATGACCTTGCAGATTTAATATTAGATCACGTTCATTGGCAATATCATGAACATGTCACATCCACAACAAACACTCCTGCGGATCAATCTGGTCAAATAGCAGATTATCCAACACAATTAACCACTCAAATTCCAACACCACAAGAAAAATTGAAAGCTTGGAGAGATAGTCTTGATAAAATCTTAAGTAAAAGAGTATTTTTAACTGGAGGTGGTTATGCCCCAGGAAGAAATGGTGGTTCTATTGAAGGCGGAACTCCTCCGACTGATATTAATGTATTTAATGGAAGTGGTGTTCCTGGAGGTTATAATGGTAAAACAAGAGGTCCAAATCCATCAACTTGGAGTTAATTTATGTATACTTTACCCACACCACCATCATTAAACTTACAAAATCCACTAGGTTCTGTACCAACTCCTAGTTTGCCAAGTATTCCTCCTCTTCCAAGTGCACCAAAATTGCCTTTAAAAAGAGTATCTGGACTTGATTATAAAAAGACATTCACAGAAACGTCAGCATATAAAAATTTAAAGACAAATATACCAAATACATTGCCATCAGTTCCGTCTGTTCCATCAGTACCAAAGTTTTCACTGCCATCACCTCCTTCAGTGCCATCAGTACCATCAATTCCTACTATACCACCTACACCAACACTTCCAAGTATGTCAAATTTGCCTACTGCTCCTAGTATTCCTTCAATACCAAAGGTTCCAGTACCAAATGTACCTCCAATATCATCTATTATCAAACCACCTGCATTTCCAACGATACCTAAACTTAAAATTGTACCTATTGTGCCTGGTACACCACTTTCAGTACAAGCCTCTATGATAAAACCAAGTTAATTTTGGTAAATAAATAAAACATTTTGGTATATAGTAAAATATAATTATATAACATCAACAAGTATGAAAACACAAGAATTAAAAGAGATAATCAGATCAGTAGTAAAGGAAGAACTTCAAAAGTCTCTTCCAACTCTTATTCCTAATATTTTGAGTGAAATATTAACTGGTCAAAGTAAACCAACGGTCAGTGAAAACTTTGAAAAACCAAAAGTTTCACAAAAACCAATTGAAAATGTACAACCAGCAAAAAAGACATTTAAGAAATATACAAATAATGATGCTTTAAATGTTGTCTTGAATGAAACTGTAGGAGGAGTTCCAAGAGAAGGTGCTTATGTAGGATTGATGGGCGCATTACAAAGTGAAGCTTCTAGTGGTATTAATATTAATGAATCAGTACAAATGCCGCAACAAATCACACCAGTTAATGAAGAACAATCTAAAGTACTTAATGTCATTAATAGAGACTTTAGAAAATTAATGAAAGCAGTTGATAAGAAAAAGTCATCAGGAGTTGGTGGTGGTTTAGTATCAATGTCATAATATGAATCCAATTGGTTTAACATTACCTTTAAAATCTGGCATAAATGGGTATTTTGAGCAGTCATATGACACTCTAACCCAAATTAAAGCCAACATCACTAATTTTTTCAATACTAGACCAGGTGAAAGAAGATTTAACCCTCAGTTTGGAACAAAATTATATAACTATCTATTTGAACAAAATATTGAAGGGTTTGATGAAATTTTAAAGAATGTTATTAAAGATGACATGAATTATTGGTTTCCAAATGTAATTGTAAATACTGTATTTTTAGACATTACAACTGCTCAAAAAAACAAGAACACTGATAATTATATAATAAACATAAAAATACAATTTACGGTAAACAATCAAACTGATGTACTTGGATTAACTGTAACAAGCAATTTATAATAATATGGCAGAAACACAACCAAAATCCTTTCAACCTCTTAATAAAGATATAAGATATCTTAATAGAGATTTTGCGTCATTTAAAGCTGGGTTGATTGAGTTTTCAAAGAACTATTTTCCTAAAACTTACAAAGATTTTAGTGAAAGTTCACCAGGTACAATGTTTATTGAACAAGCCTCATATGTAGGTGATGTATTATCATACTATATTGATTATCAGTTTAAAGAATCATTGATGCCATATTCTGAAGAACGTAAAAATGTAATTGCGTTGTCTAAATATCTTGGATACAAAACTACTCCAACTAAATCATCTATAACTGAGATTGAATTATTTCAATTGATTCCATCAAAGGTTGATGCTGATGGAAATTATGTACCTGATGAAAAATATTGTTTGTCAATTAGAGAAAACATGGAGTTAATAAATAACTCTAATCAAAATTTTATTATAAGCGAACCAGTAGATTTTTCAGTTGATACTAGATTTTCTCCTAGAGAAGTTAGTGTGTACTCCAGAGATTCATTGGGAGTTCCACAATTTTTCTTGTTAAGAAAAACCGCTAAAGCATTTGCCGGCAAGATTGTAACTAAGAATTTTACTGTTGGTGCTGCTACTCCATACTACAAGATTGTATTGGAAGAAAAAAATGTAGTCAACATAATTTCAGTTATTGATGAAGATAACAATAAATGGTATGAAGCTGACTATTTGGCACAAGATGTAATTTTTACTGATGTAGATAACTCTCAAGTTACTGATGAAAATTTCTACGTCTACAAAACAGAAGTATCAAAGATTATAAAATCATTGAAGACTTCAAGAAAGTATATAACTAGTATTACTGCGGATAATACAACTTACTTAGAATTTGGTCCTGGTTTAGATAATTATTCTGATGAAATAGTTTATCCAAATGCTTCTATTGTTGGTATTGGATTATCAAATATAAGAAATACTGATATTTCATTGGATGGAAGCAATTTCTTAAAAACAAATACATTTGGAGCTGCTCCGGCAAATACAGTTTTAACTATTAATTACATAATTGGAGGAGGGTCACTTTCAAATTGTAATGCAAATGAAATTACTAGAATTAGTTCATATCAATTGTTGAATGATGCAACATCTTTAAATCCGAATGAACAAACATTATTTAATACAGTACAACAAACTTTAAGAGTAAATAATTATACTGCTGCAGTTGGTGGTGCAGATGAAGAATCAGTAGATCAAATCAAACAAAATGCTATTTTGAATTTTACCACACAAAATAGATCTGTAACTAAGGATGATTATTTGATTAGAACTTATGCAATGCCACCAAAATACGGTTCAATTGCTAAAGCTTATATAACATCTGACACAGATTTGGTGTTGAATCTAAAAAATGATGTATCTGGATTTGTTGATTACAATAATAATACTACTGACACAAATAATTCAGTAGATAACTATTTTAGAAAAATCAATTATGATGTAACCAATCCATTTTCAGTTAATTTGTATGTTCTTGGATACAATGAAAATAAAAATCTAACACAAATTAATGAAGCTTTATTTTATAACATAAAAGAGTATTTGAAAAAATATAGACTTTTAACTGACGGTGTGAATATTATTGACGGATATATTATTAATATTGGTGTAAATTTTAAAATTTTAACATACAACAATTATAACAAAAAAGAAGTGTTAAATAATTGTATTACTAAAGTAAAAGACTTTTTTAACATTGACAAGTGGAGTTTTTCACAACCAATCAATTTGAGTCAATTGGAACTAGAAATTGCAAGAGTAGAAGGTGTACAATCTTTAACAAATGTTGAAATTGTAAACTTAACTGCTAAAGATGGTAACTATTCACCACATGAATATGATATTTTATCCGCAACAAAAAACAAAATAATATATCCATCATTAGATCCATGCGTTTTTGAAGTCAAATACCCTGACATAGATATCAAAGGAAACGTAGTATAATATGCATACATTTTTATATCCACAAAAAGATACGTACATAACCAATAAAGTAGGGTACGCTGACAGAAATTTTGGTATTGATGAAATTTTGGAGTTAAAGGCACATCCAACAACAACCACTACTATAGTACAATATTCATCATCTTCAATTAGTCAATCTGCGGATTATAGTAGAATTTTAATTAAATTTGATGTTACTGAAATTTCTAAATCCCTCTCAAATGGTTCAATAACCAGTGATGTTACGTTTAAATTAAAACTAAAAACCACCCAAGCCAGTGAATTACCTGTTAATTATACAGTTTACGGATACCCTATCAGTCAAAGTTGGAATATGGGAATTGGTAGATATTCCACAGGAGGTGATTTAGTTGGCACAAGTTGGAATTATACTAATTATGCAAATGGTAGCGGATCTTTTTGGTATGTTAGTGGATCAACAATCACAACAGGTACATCTGCATCTATAAGTCAAGGTGGTACATGGTATAATTCGGTTCCATCAACTTATCAATATAAGTCCTCATCATTTTGTACATCATCATTTAGTGGAAGCTCACTCATATGTTCACAATCATATGATTATACAACATCTGATATCAATATGGATATTACTAGTATTGTTAAAGGATGGATTTGTGGATGTGTACCAAATGAAGGTATAATTTTAGTAAGTTCATTAGAATCTAGTACAGTAGATGGAGTTGATAGTACAGTTAAATTCTTTAGTAAAGAAACAAATACAATTTATCAACCTTATATTGATATTTCTTGGAATGATAGTGTGTACACAACAGGAAGTATGGTTCCTTTAACTGGAATTATACCATATACAGTTGTAATACAAAATCTATCAAAAGAATATAAGTTTGGAAACATTCCAAGAATTAATGTATTTGCTAGAGAAAAATATCCATTGAAGAATTTTATAAAGGGATATCAACAAATTAGTTATTTGAGCTCAAGTTTGTTGCCATCTGCATCTTATTATTGTATCAAAGATAATGAAAGTGAAAACATTGTAATTGATTTTGATGATAATACAAAACTAAGTTCTGACGGTAACATTCATTACTTTAAAATAGACACAACTGGTTTGCCTGTTGAAAGATTTTATAGAATTTTAATTAAAACAACATTTAATAATCAAACTGATATATTTGATAATGGTAATATATTTAAAATAACAAGATAATTATGTCATACCAAAAAGAAATTGAGGATTATGTTAACAATGGCACCTATGATTATAAAGTTGATTCTTTTGGAAACTTTACAATTGATGCCAATAATCCTAGTTTTAACTCTGAGTACATTTCTTTTACATTGAATGATTTTGTTTATGATTCTAAGAAAATTGAACAATTGAATCAAGTTACGTTTCAAGAGTTTATACCTACAGTACAATCTAATACGGTCATTGATATTAATATGAATGATATATTTAATCAACCTGCAGATACTGATCCTACAACTAATAAACTAACAATTACTGCTGAAAATGCAGATGAAATTCAATATATTATACAAAAGTTACAATCTGAAAGAGATGACGCAAACAAGAAATTAAATGATATAATTTCAAGACTTGAACCACAATGAATTTTCCATATCCAACAGTAACAAATTTTACATCAAGTGTTAACACTGCTTATTATTTTAATGATACGGATGTTAGTGTATATAACGTAAACACAAACATAAGTGAAAGTTTCTTTGGTAAATCAGAGAAAGACGTAGTAGAATTTTCTTATTATAATTTAAGTGGGGTACAAAATGGATGGACATATAAACAACCAAAAATTATTTACATATCAGATGTAGGAAGTTATACTGACGTTGATTATAAAAAAGTAAATTACTCATACAGAAAAACAAAGACTGATTATATCAATTACAAAAATAACTTTTTGATTGATATTCAATCTGATTTTTCTTCATCTAATATATTTGACGGTCAACACGTTGCATCTTACAATTTTCTAAGAAACGTTGCAGGTAATCAATCATTTCCATTAATCATTTCTGAAATTTCTCCATCAAGAACTGAATTAAAATTGGTGCCTGCTTTCAATAAAGTACCAAAAACAGATGAAGAGCTATATCAAAATTTGTACTATGAATCATTTATTAGAAAATTAGTATTGGTAAATGATATCACTGATACATTAAATTCACAATTGTTTAATTATAACTGTGATTTTACATACAAATCTACGTTACAAACTTCTCCAGAATCAGTAAATACATTCAAAAAATCATTTGGTTTTAAGAGTGATCAAGATGCAATAACTTTTATAAATAACGTTTATAACGGCGTTGATTCTTCTACAATTGAATTGTTTAATAAAATTACATTCAAGAATTTATTTGGTGTTAAGAACTTTATAAAGTACTGGTTATACACATACTCAAAGAACATAATTACATTTGATGATTTATATGTACAACTCAAGTATATTGTACAAAAGGAATATGTAAACCAGTTAAACGTTATCAATTTCTTCAACGTTGATCTTACAGATGCAATAAATTTAATCACAACAATTGTTTGGGAACAATTTGTACAAGTTGAAATCAAGAAATTAGAATTTAATTTTACTAACAAATTTTATTCTTATTATAAGAACGGAATAAATTTTGGTAACGGTGTAATTCTTAAATTTATAGATCATTCATATGATTCAAGCAATGAATCAACTGATGTACACGCAACATTGTTAGTGAAATTAGATGCGCCACTATCATTTAATTATAGTACAAAGTCAATATGTTGGATATCAAATATTAGTATTACGCCATTTGTACAAAATGTAATTCTAATAAAAGAAACAGTATCTAAAAATTATAAGATTTCCGGCCCTAATTTTTCAATCAAGATTATAAATTCAAATCAAAATACGATTGATAACGTTTCTTCTTTAGATCCAGATTTAAGTGCAGATACTCAAACAGAAATTAACATCAATAAAAAATTAGCAACATTAGATGTTGATTATTCTGATTTTTCAAACTTTGTATTATTTTCATCCGCTGCTCTAAGAATAAAGATTTTCAAGAATAAATTAAATAGACTTGATACGTTAGATAATACATTAGAAACAATTACATCCGCATCTAATTCTAGTACAACTGTTTTAAGCGCATCATATGCAACTGAATACAACACATATACTGCGGAAAGTTTATCAATCAAAAATGGATTTGATGGGTTTGAATGTTACTTATATAGAAGTCAAAGTTTGGTTTCAGGCAGTATATCAGATACCAATTCCAATTATTATACTTATGTTTATGATGCTGAAGAATATGATATAAACAATAGGGACAGTCTAGTAAATAATACTCCAGAATATATCAAGATGGATGAAAATAACAATGATTATTTGGTATTTTTGTCAATGGTTGGACATCATTTTGATAATATCTATCAATACATCAAGTCATTTCCAATTTTAAATTCAAAGGATACAAATTCAGGAGACAGTTACTTGCCTGATATCATTTATTATCTATTAAATTCATTTGGTTGGAATACTTCCACTGATTTTGCTAATAAGAGTTTGGTAACAAATTATCTTAATAGTGCAAATTCAGGTTCTCAATCAATTTCTGCCAAAGATAAAAATGAAATGATATGGAAACGTGTTCTTGATACACTTCCATACATTTATAAAACAAAAGGCACAACTGAATGTATAAACTTGTTAATGTCTTGTTATGGCATTCCGTTGAATATTTTAAGTATCAGAGAATTTGGCGGTAGTAAGATTGAAAATTCTAAAGCATCAAGTTATTTGTATGATGAAAAATATTTCTTCACCAAATATAGTTCAAATAATGAATATTTACAATTACCATATACTGGTTCTGCCAAGTCTTTACAATTTACATTTAAACTAAATAAACAATACAATCAAAATGATGTTGTAAATTTAGCAAAAAAAGATTCAGATTGGTCAATCTATCTAAAAAAATCAATAAAATCTGATTACGGTGATGTTTACTTTACATTTTTGGATAAGACTATACATATCCAAGACGTACCTGTATTCAATACTGATAGATTTTATAATGTAATGTTAAGAAGAAATAATACTTCTTCATTTTTTGACACATCATCAAATGAAAACTATCTTCCTACCAAATATGATCTGTATGTAAATTCATATGTAGATGATAGAGAATCATTCTCACATTCTTCTAGTATTTTCTTAACAAAAACATATAATGAAGCATTTTATAATGATGGATCTTTATATTTTGGAAATTATCCTAGTTCAACTAATAAATTTACTGGATTACTTGATAAAATATTATTAGTTAAAAATAGTTTGACTGAGTATGATTTTACTCAATATAGTAAAAATTACGGATACTATGGTAATAATCAAAGTGAAAATACTTGGGATGATTTAATGTTTAGATATAACTTTGATTATCCAGTTGATTTACGCACAACAACTTCAATTGAACCATATTTTCCAGAGGATAAAATAAAACAAGTTGGTTATACTGCTTCCGCATATAATTTCACCTATAACAACATAACACAATCAAATTCATGCACATACTATTCACAATCAGTATTTCCATATCAATTTGAAGAAGTTGATGTTGTACAAGCATCTATAATTCCACAATATGGACCAAATAAGTACAATAATGAAAAGGTTAGAAAAGTAGAACAAACATTATTGACTCAACCATCTCCAATTCAAAGTGTAGCAAAAAATTTGAGTCAATTAACTCCTGATTCTAATTTATTGGGTGTATTTATTTCTCCATTCAAAGTAAAAGATGATGATATAATTGATTTTCTAGGTGATTATGACATTGTTAATGATATTGCTGATCCTGGTTATCTATATGAATCAAGTTATAAGAGTTTACAAACTTTATCAGAGACTTATTACACATATAGGGGAGAAACAGTATTGTATCAAGAATTCATGACAGTATTTAGAAGTTATTTTGATGTTTCTGTATTTGATGTAATTAATAACGTCATACCAGCAAGAGTTAAATTGTTGACCGGTGTACTAATTGAACCATCAATTCTTGAAAGACCAAAGTTTCAATCTAAACCAATTGTGAGAGAAGTAGTTCCTCCAATAGATGTAACCATAGAAAAAAATCCATCTCCAATCAAAATTGAATTACAAACTTCTGATAAATATGAATCCACAATAACATGTGCGGAAAAAGTTGGATTCTCAAGACCATCTAATTTAAACAAAGGATATATTCCTGATACATTGGATGATTATTATCTATTTGTTTATAATCAAGGTGGATATAAATACTTTGATTCAAGAAATTTATCAACGTCTTATTTATATAAAGTAACTGATAATCAAGATGTATATACTGACAACGGTAATACTGGACCTGTTTCTTATCCAATAAACAAAATTATTTCAGTTCCTGATGGAATGTCATATAATGCCAATAATTTGTATGGTGACCCGTACATAACCAATGTATCATCTTCTATTGATATATACAATTTATTGCCTGTTCAACATCTATCATATAAAAACAAACCGTTGTCTAAGTTTTCAGTTTATTTAACATCTTCATTGGAAAGAGTTAATTTATTCTATCCTCCAAACGGTGAATTTAGAACCAATAATTATGGTACTCAGATAACATTTTCAATAACAAACACCAATCTTGGATTATCTAATTTTGATGAAGGTAGTATTTATGTAAAGTCAAGAAATACTAATACTACTACAATACTAAGTCCATATGAAATCACAGGATCTGGTATTGTAAATGATTATAATCCAGTGTTAACTCAAAGTTTAAGTTTGAGTCAAAGTGTTTTTGTTATATAAAATAATAAGAAATCTTAATTTTAAACTATTTATAGAATATGGCATATTTAGACAATAAAACAATCATTGTAGATGCTACTCTAACCAAAAAAGGAAGAGAATTGTTGGCTACAAATGGAAATTTGAACATTACCGCATTTGCATTAGCGGATGATGAAATTGATTACGGATTATATCAACCAAATCACCCTCAAGGTACAGCTTATAATGACTTTGCATTAAGAAATACACCAATTTTTGAAGCTTTCTTTGATGAAACACAATTGATGAAATATAAATTGGTAACTCTAAATCAAGGTGTAACCGTAATTCCAATTATTTCTCTAAATATTGATAAGATTTCTGTGCCATCTACTTATACTGGTGACTTATCTATCTCACCATCAACCAATCCAACATATAATCAAACACTTGGTTATACTGCAATACTAGCAAATAAGAATGTTGGTACCTTGGTTGCAGTAGAAACGGTAACATCCAATACTTTATCAAGTACAGTTACTACTTTTGCTGGAGTTTCTGCTGAAACATCACAAGTTGTAGTTGGATTAAAATTTAAGTTTATACCAAATACTGGTGTAGGTACAACAACAACCACAAACTTGACTATTATTGGAAATGAAAGCGGTGGAAGTATTACAATACCTGTAACCGTAACTGTATAACCTTTTTGAAATATGATATTTAAAAAATTTGATTCAACAGATATAGTTGTAGGAAGAGTAAATCAAGTGTCATCACCAATGTGGACATCAGGTGATATTGCTGCTTTGCAATCTGCATTTTATACTTCACCATCACAAACTGTTGCAACAGGCTCAGGTATATTCAATGTTTACAATGGATTGTATTATAACAATGTGTATTATTCAGGTGAACCATTTTTTGCAGTTGCTTATGGAAATTATTATGGATCTGGAAGTTCTCAAACTGATATTGACACTTCAAAGATTTATCCAACAAAAGCAATTTATAGTGAATATGCAAATGTTTTATTGCCATCCACACAAAAAATATTTACATTTGCAACCGCATCTATTGTAACTGCAAACTCAACCACAACAATTACAGGTTCAAGCATTTATGCAATATCTTTTACTGTAAACAAATATAAAGATAAATTGGATGAAGGTCAACTTGAATTTAGCTTAAGTGGATCAAATGGACAATTTACATTTATTGATGATTCATCAGTAACAGGCAAAATTGCTGATTCTTACAATCTTATCTCTGGCAGTATTGTCAACGGAATTCCTACACCATTCACAAACGGTGGAACAGTAACTGCTGTATATTATGGTATTGGTACATTGTATCCAAAAACAGGCACAATTATACTAAATTCATCAAAAATCAGTGCATTAACAGGTATTACTGATTTTACTGGTACAAATCCTACATCATATGGTTTATATCAAAAGAATTTGATTGATGGGATAACAAAATGTGCCACAAAATATTTCAAGGCAAGAAAATCAGAATTTTTACCTTCTAAACATTACTTTGTAAGAGTTAAAAATCAAGAATTTAATTACTCAAACAATCCATCATTTGTTTCAGATGGTACAGACGGAAAACAAGCAGGTACTATAAGATTCAATCAATTCTTTACAAATCCACAAAGTTATATAACCACTGTTGGTTTGTATAATGATTCAAATGAATTGGTTGCTGTTGCAAAAGTAAGTCAACCTGTGATGAAGAGTTTTGATAATGAATCTCTCATTAAGGTAAGATTGGATTTCTAAAAAATGATAAAGTCACTTAAAAAAAATGACATTAGAACCACACCTTTCACTGCTGCTAAAAAATGGAATCCTCAGAATAAACTTCACAAGGATTTAATACTGTGGCAAAGTGGATCTGTTAGTGGATCATTGTCATTGACTTTTAAAGAATACAATGACGGAACAGTAGCACCTTATACATACATTTCATCTGCAATTGCTCTTCAACAACAACAAGATGACTTTTTAAGATTCAGAGAAGGTGTTAATTTAACAGGATCAATATCTCCAACCGGAAGTTTTTATTATGATCCTGTTTTATCTGAAAAGAATGTGGACGGTACATATAAAACCGTTTTATATGCTACCACAAAACATTTATTTTATAAAGAAAGCCAAGATCCATCAAAAATATTTGGATTGGAATCACTAGATTCATCCAATGTAAACAGAAGTCTACCAAATAAGATTTCTACATTTAATATACCACAAAATAAATTTGGTGAAAAAGTATTGCCAAAGTCAGTGGTTATTAAACATGAAATTCAAGGACAAACTTATAACGTTGTTGATGACGGCAACTCTAATCTGGTAGTAAGTGATAAAACATTTATCAATAATCAAGACTCAAATATTGATAAAGTTGCAGCAAATATTACATTGAATATTTTGTCAGGTACATATGACTATGACGGTGATCCATATGAAATAACTGCTACTACTAAACCAACAAATTTATCTTATATTGTAACTTATAATGGATCTACAACACCTCCAACTAATGCAGGTACATATACTGTAGTAGCAACTATTAATGATAATTTTTATCAAGGATCAGTCACAGGTACTTTTACAATTGAACAACTTTCAACAACAATTACACTTAGTAATTTAACTCAAACTTATGATGGAAACCCTAAACCTGTAACTGTTAGTATTCCATTAACAAATATAAATTATACAGTAAATTATAATGGGTCTACGACACCACCAACTGATGTTGGTACTTATAATGTAGTTGTAACAATTAATGATCCTAATTATCAAGGAACAAAAACCGCTACATTGACTGTTGCGCCACAAACATTAAGTATAACAACACAATGTCCATCAAAAACTTATGGTGATGATGATTTTACTATTCCAGTAAATAGTGTTAGTAACGGTGCAATTTCTTATACAATCAATAGTGGACCAGCAACAATTGTAAATGGTAAAATTCATATCACTGGAGTTGGTACTCTTGATGTAACAGTAAATCAAGCCGCATCAGGAAATTATTCTGTTACTAGTGTAAATTGTTCCTCAATTACAATAAGTCCTAAACTATTAACTGTGACTGGGATAACCGCAGCTGATAAAGTATATAATGGTGATATCACAGCTACATTAAACACTTCAAATGCCGCATTACAAGGTGTAGTAACATATCCAAACGGAACAAGGGATAATGTAACATTAAATGTTGGAAGTGCATTAGGAGAATTTTCAAGTGATTCAGTAGGTGAAGGAAAAACCGTTACCGTTTCTGGTTTAACTATTTCAGGAACAGACGCAAGTAAATATACTTTGGTTCAACCAACTACAACTGCAGCTATAAAATCTAGTGGTTCAAGTGGTACTATTACTATGAACAGTGCAACTGTAATATATAATGGTGAGCTACAATCATTAGACGTAATAGTTGATTCTAATATACCAATAAAAATTACATATAAAAACAACAATAATGTAATAACCATTGTTACATTATACGGTGGAATCAGAACAGTTACAGAAGGACAATATCCAAAAGATATTGGAAGATATGATGTTACCGCTGAATTAGATACTGAAGTGTCTACAACAACAAAGTATACAGTTTCACCTGTATCTGCAACTCTAACTATTACATCTATAAAGGGAGACGTTAAATTTGGAACAAATGTATTTTATTTTGATGGAAATCCAAAACCAGTTCAAATATTATCTAAATCACCTAATGAAGAAGATTTGACAATTACATATAATGGTTCATCTACGATACCATCTGCAGTTGGAGTATATGAAGTAAATGTAAAGTTTAAAAATCCAAATGTTTATTATAACAATACAGTTACATTAATAATAAAACAGATTCCAACAAATAACTGTGGAACTAATATTACAAATGAACCTAGTTATCAACAAGAACAAAAAAATATTATTGATTTAACATCATCAGTTGGTAAAATAAATTTCAAATATAGCATAAATAGTGGTACATCACAGTTTAAAATTGAATATCCATTAAATTCACGTAAAACTGTATATGACTCAGGATTAATATCAGCACCAAATAATAATCCTCAAATATCTTTTGATAAGGATAAAAAAGGATCATTGAATGGTATAGATAGTGATAAATGTTTGGTCACTGTATATTCCACAACAAATAATAATGCCTGGAATTATTCTATAAGTTGCGTTAATGCACCTCCTCCTGTAGTGCAACCTTCACTAGGAATTAATGATATATATAATCAGTCTATTGTAATTACCACCTATTCAAGGGGTATTGTAAATTATGAATCATTAAACAAGGAATGGAGTTTAATTAGTCAACTACAATCAAAAGTTCTTGAGGGATCTTTATCACCATATGAATATGATGGAATTGTTAATATACTTTATATAAATAAGAACATACGAATTACTCCTGGAGATCAAACTTTACAGGATTCCACTACAAATATAAAAATAATTTTAAATTTTAACTTAAGTATTTCATATGGCACAACTGACTATCAAATTACTTTAACATATAAAAGACTAGGAAATTCTTTAGAGAATAGGATTAATCCAGGGTCTCTTGTAGTTGATTGTCATTGGTTTAGATATAAAGGAACAAATGTTACATTTGATGTACAAGATGCAAAAACACAATTAATATCACAAATTAATAGTGATGAGTTTAAAGATACGTTTTTATCACCTAAAACATCTGTTACAAATGGAGAAATACAACGATCACTTTTGAAATCTTTTGTTAATTTGGCTATAACAAATACATTAATTGATAATTCAAGATTTGAATTTCAAACGGATAAAATGGTTATATATGATCAATATAATAAACCAACAATAATTAAATCTGATACATTATATACTCCTGGTATGGGTCTTAAAGATGCTGAAGGTATATTAAATGACGGTTTGATTTATATAAATCCTACTGAACAAATTGTTGAAATTGTTTATCCTGCAATATGTCAACCTATTAAATTTGGCAGTGATGAAAGATCATTTAAATGATAATTAAATTTTATGAGTGTAACAATAAAAAATGAAAATTACGGATATTCAGTAGCAACATATGGTGATTATGTTGCAATTGGATCACCGCCTTCATTTAGAAAAGATCAAGGATTTTCAATTGGAATGGTTAACGTTAAAAAATATGATTCATCCGTTGATCAATATGTTCCATATTTGGAATTGCAAAAAACTTTAAATTTACAACAATTAGACGTTGCATTAAGTGACACAAATTTTTCTGATTTGTTAACTGAAAACGGTGAATCACTTGACAGTGACCTAAATGAAACTGATATTGTAAAATTGGAAAATGAATACGGAAATTCACTTTCAATTTATGGAACTGAACTAGCAGTGGGTACCAGATTTTTTAGTTGTTCATTTGTAAGTCCAGATAATTTATCCGGACAAACTCTTACTACAGGATCATGTGTTGATATCTATGAATTATCTTCTGGATCAATATATCCATATACAAGTATAAGCAGTTCATTTAATGATGAAACTGGCAGTTTTGCTGGATCAATTTCACTTGGTCAAAATGTATTGGCAATAGGATGTACCAAAAAATTTAATAATAAAGGTGCTGTTTATATTTACCAAAAAGTAAATAATAATTGGACTTATGCACAAACTTTAACCGGAAGTAAAAGTAATGTGGGTGATTATTTTGGATATTCTTTGAAGATTGATCCAAGTGGAAGCAAAGGTTTGATAGTCAGTGATTACAGAGGTAGTGGAACAGGTTCAGTTTATTTCTTTGCGTCTTCTTCCACAGGATGGAATGAAGTAAATTATGTAAATGCAAATCAAGATTTTAATTATAATCTTCCATATATAAACTGTCCTCCAAGTGCATCATACTCACAATCATTTGACGGATTTGGTTATTCTGTATCAATTTATGGTGACAACGCAGTTGTTGGTTGTCCATATGAATCAGAGTATTATGAATACACTTCATCACAACAACTAAGAAAACGTGGCGCTGTATATTTTTATTATAAATGTAATTTAAATAACAAATGGGTATTTGATAAAAAGTCATATGGTGATGATAACACATTTAAAGATAATAAGTTAGGATATAACGTTGACATATTTGACAACTATACAATTGTATCCGCACCAAAGTATGTTTTTCCATTTTCTTCAAGTTTTATAACAGGATCATTAAATAAAGTATTGACCAGAGAAGATTATGAAAGACCTTTTAATTTATTAGGTCAAGTTTTATTGTATGAAAACACTGAAAGTACTTGGAATGTAAGTAAAAATATATTTAGATACAAAACTTATGGAGTTCCATATACTGTATTTGGATTTGACGCAGCAATTTCAGACAAATCTATTGTAGTAGGATCACCATGTTTATTTGCAGATACTAACAGAACAGTAAGTACCAGTGGATCAAATTATAACAATATTCATGGATATTCTTACATATACAATCTAAACACAGATCTAAAAGATTATCATATTGGTAATATATTCTATAGAAATGGATTGTTAGTAATGAAGACTAGTGGATCTATTTTTGACAGTATGATGTTGAAACAAAATCCGCTTACAGGTTCATATTATGATGTTGAATATCAATCCAACTTTTCAATTTATGAAAATCAAACTATCTGTAGAATTGAAACTGGTGAATTTAATGTAAGTACAAATCCAACTGCAGTATATAGAAATAACTTTGACTATGATATTGACGGTGATAAATACTTTACTTTCAATGATTTGGATTTAATCCTACGTTACATTTCATCTAAGAATTCAAATAATGAAAGATGGTGGGAAATAGTTGTAGATGGTTCTTATGAAGAAAACTTATTTGCTTATTACACTGGCTCATTGGGTCAAAATAATAATTATTATGTAAGTAAGTCAGTAATAAACATGCCTGAATATACCAATTTAGTATCTATAGATGCAAAATTGGATGTAAACAATGATAAAATGGTCAATATTAATGATATGTTTATTCTATGGAAATATTTCATATCAGAATTGGATGAAAATTCTTTGAAACCATTTATTACAAATAAATGTATGAGATCCAAATATCAAGACGTAATGAATTATTTGGATGAT